CAAGTGATTTAATCTGCTCCCTTAACCGTTGCATTTCCTTTGCAAAAAACTGGATACTTGCTTTCGCTTCGCCCTCGGCAGCGACAGCTTTATCGTGCTGTTCACTATATTTCCCCAACTGCTTTTTCAGCGCGTCGATTGCAATTTGAACTTGTGTTCTTTTTTTCATGGTGATGTGGTTTAGTGGTCTCCTACTTTGTAATAGCCTTCACCACTATAAATCAAGTCGTTTATTAAACTTGTATATGAAGGGCGACGACTCCATTTGTTTTTAATAATTTGTTCACGGGTAACTGCCTTGACCCAAACCGACATGGTGGTATTATCTGTGAATTGAACGGTTCCACTGAATCCCTCTTTAGCCTTATAGGATTGGTCAATATGTGTTATTCGATACTGTGATGAACGATACCCGGACCAATCACCGAAGATTAATAGAATGGGTCTTCCGCTGCGCTCAAGTGTTCCGAAACGCGACCACAAAGCGCCCCATGATTTTGCTATAATCTTTTCGTCCTTCGTTAGGATGAGGCGTTTACTTTTATACTCTACAGATTCCATTATTTCACCGGTTCGTTTAAAAGTTCCTTCATCATACCTTGAATCTTGGCCTTATCCGGGCTTACATCGGAATCAAGGCACTCGTTCAGATAAACCTTGTAGCGTTGAGAAAATGATTCGATGATCATCAGGCCGGCACGAAGCGTTTTGATATCCTTCTTCTCAATCATTTCCATACTGTTTTTACCGAAGACCTGGTTAAGGGTCCACGCCTTCACCTGCTTATCTTGTGCGCCAGTGCCGAGGCCCATAAGCTCAAAGCATCCTTCGATCTCCGCCTTGATACGATCACGCTCTTTGATCACCTCACTGAACTTGCTTTCAAATTCTTGGAACGTGTCAGGGATATCTACGCCATGAGTTTCACGAAGCACGCCATCCAGCAAAACTTTTATAGCGGGATAGAAATCTTCAAACGTTGGATTCTTAATAGTCTGGCCATCGATGCGCGTAGTACGGTCTTTTATAATGGTAGCCTCACGCCAGATAACTTTCTTATCGGTCAGGATATCTTGCTTTTTTTCCATCAGCACAAGCAGGTCCGGCTCGAAGGCGGTTTCGTTCTCAGCTTTCATTTTGATTCCAGACTTATGGATCTCCTTACGGTCACGCTTCCCGTCTTCTTTGATGATGTCCGTTTCGTACTCATAGCCAGCACGACCCGTAAAAATGATGTGACACTTTGCCATCACAAACGGCGTAGAAAATTCTTGCTTCCACTTAGGTTTGATAACTCCCCAGTCCTGGAACTCTAAGCGGCTTCGTTTCTTTTCTTCCATATAGGCGCGGAGGTATTCTTCCCAGACATGAGTAATAGAGTCGATTACAAGGATGTCTGCGTTACCATCCTCGCACCATTTAATTGCTTGACTTAAAGCGGCAAGGCTTCTGTTCTCGTCGTTAACAACGGCCTCGATATTGTTTTCATCGAAGCGCCAGCCCAACGCCTTTAAGGCCCTCTCGGTGTCGAATAGGGCAATGGGTTTCTTGCTTGCAATCAGTTTGTGAATACCGATAGCAACCTCAATGGATGTGTAGGTCTTACCGTCTCCGGCGAAACCTTCAAAGGCCATTTTCAAATACGGTCGATTGTTCTCTAATTTTTTGAACATTGATGTGATTTGATTGTCCATATTGAGTGTTTATAATGATTACCGTTTAACTTGATTCCATGCAGAAAGAAATAACATCCTCCACGCCAAGAGACTTTCGAGTTGGGCCTTATCTAAGGCGATATTTTCGCGCAGTTTCGCCTGTAACCCTTCCTCCATGTCTTCCGCGTTGTCAATCGTATGTTTATTATATTCAATAATGTTCTCAAAGGCCGCCCTTCCGTCTTCAATGACCTCAATCATCAGCGAAAGATCCTGGCGTCCGTGATTGACCAGATTCATCACATCGGTTTTACTTTGCTCGTATTCAATTGATTTTTTCAGAGCTTCGGTTAAATGATCTTGTGTTAGCGCTATCATACTTTTTGTTTTTTAACTGCTATTGCTATCGATTCGAATTCTTCTAAACTGATATAAGTCGCCGTGTTGATCTTGAACCGGGTCAACTTACCTTCCTGTAACAGTTGATTCAGGAAAGCAACTGACGCCCCAGTCTCAGCACAGGCCTTTTTTATCGTTCTCAGGTTCTTAGAGGTCATGGCAGATCCTCAGTTAATGGCCGTAGCTCAAACTCGCTGAGATACTTCTTTTCGTAATCATCGGCACGTTTGCGAGAAGCTATCTCGCTAAGGGTCCATGCTAATTCGCTACTTATATCGCGCCCTCTATCGGTCACGGTAGCCTCTAAGATTCCTTCGGTGTTAGTTGCATCAAAGGTTACCTTCACCCCCGTGAGCGCACAGGCGAATTTTATCGCCTCACGTTCATTGACATGGATGATCTTTTTCATATGAACAGCGTTAAAATGATTGTGATCAGAAGAATGATTGCTGCCAGCGGCGCTAACTGTTCCGACAGATTTTCATTAGGATTATGTTTGGTGTTCATAAAGTGAGTGGTGGTTTTAGATTTCACACATTAAAAGCCTGACATCTATTCCTTGTAATTGTACTCTCCATGACTGGATTGTGGCCGGTGGCACAAGGCCAGGAAACGCTTTCGTCACTTCCAATACTGACTGTAATTGTTTTTTGGTATAGATAAGGTTCGCATAAACCGCAGGATCACATCTTTTGTTTACATGGCCTAACGTTACCACTGTACGCGCTTGGATTTCAGCGGCCACTTGAGGTTTAATTTCCTCCTCGTTACAGGCGACCAAACCAGCAATAAACAGAATAATGATTATTGTTTTCATGATGTTAATCGTTGTTTGCGCGGTAGTAACCTGGTTGATTTGGCATGTCCATTGAGCGCATCATTGACCACTCTGAGACAGCAGATTCGAATGATTCTTCATTTGCGTATTTTTCTAGATCTGGTTCTTCACGACTAACCCGTTCCTCGTGTGAGATCATTTTTTCATGGTAGCGAAACCACTCACTTTCAGTCGTTCCCTTCGGGAGCTTTGTGAAACCGTACTCTTTTAAGATTTCATGAAGTGTGATTGTTGTGTCCATATTGAGTGTTTGATTTGATTTCGTTAAAAAAAGAACCCAAAGCATCCGGTTGTGGTCCGCGTGGAGCTATACCGTTGATAGGCTTACATGAGTCCTTTTTTATGCAGTGATGTTTTTGGTGTACTCCTTCAAGAACTCATTATAAGCGGCCATCATCCCGTAATCTCTTTTCCGCTCAAGCATGATCTTGCGGCGATACAGCTTGATTTTGTTATGCACACTCAAGGGCACACCTGGTATTGTTATCGAAACCGTTGCCTTTTTTTGTTCCTTTTCGTTAACTTCGTCGCTCATAGGGTTACTTTGTGAAATATTGTAGATCAAAGTAATATGATTATAAACGAAAAGTCAAGAAAAAATATGCTTTTTTATGACATTTTTTGAGAAAGTTCACAAGCTACTGGAAACCAACGAGTTAGTAAATACGCTATCAGCTTTGGAAGCCAAGAGCGGCGTTTCCGCAGGCGCATTGACCAAACCATACAAGGCAGGAACAGACCCAGGCGCGAAGGTCATGAAGAAAATAAAGGAATTTTTCGGAAATGAATGGGATCAGGTCGGACACCGGATTCCTGAGGATGCTCTAGTGAAGGCACTACAAGAGATATCGACCAGCTTTAAAGCCGCGCTGAGCAGCAACGATAAGACATTGGAGGCGTTCCGTGAGGATAAAAAAAGTGAATTGCATCGGATCGACATTCAGCTTGCAAACAAAGACGCTTTAATAATGAGTTTGCAGGAGGAGAAAAAAGAACTGATGCAATTATTTAAAGGCTCTAAACCCTAAGCTTGGCCCTTTGTAAAAGGCTTAGAAGCAATTGCACTTGTATGTGCTTATTGCGAAACCTGATTTGTTCGAGTGGAGACAGTTCTGACTCGATTTGCTCATACTCGTTCTTGGAATCTTGAAGGCATTCTGAAATGAAAGATGAGACAAGTTCGGTATCTAAGCCGTTGTTAGTTAGGCTAACATGGAGCGTTGCAAGGCACTTTGTGCATGGTGGTAGTGTGGATGTATTCATAAATTGTAGTGTTTCAACGGGAAGCGGGTAGAGGCTCTAACGGCGCAATGACGAAAAACGTATTGACAACGAATGTCAAAAATTATATGAACAAAAAGTATCTGGTTTTCCTGATAATCGCAGTCGCCATGCTGATACTGATTGGCAGGGCGGTGAACAACAGTTATAAAGATCCAGCGGTAAAAGCTGAAGCGGCGCCAAAATCGGACGGATGCGTTACAGTGAAGGGCTACTTTGTATGTGTTAATGAAGAGTACTTTGTTAAGGTTTCGCGCCTCATCGCCGACAATGACACGGATGCAATTCAAAAACTGATTGACCAAAAGGCTGTCTTTATGCTGAATGGAGGCGATAAAGTTTTCATTGCCGAGACGCACCTTTTGTCGGGAGCGGTCGAGATTCGGCTACCAGGATCGACGGATCAATTTTGGACAAATATCGAGGCGGTAAAATGTCAATAAAAAATCCCCCGGCAAATCACCTCCGGGGGAAAAATCAAATAAGCAATCAAAAGACGGGAGTAAACATACACAAAAATCTGGACCACTGCCTGGACCAAACCCAATAAAAAAGGCTTAAACCTTTCGGAATAAGCCATTCGGTGCGGACCGGACGGGACCGTAAGAAACCTCACAAAACAATGTTTTTAAGCGGTATGTTGACTTTCACCATGAATTAAATGTAATTAGATAGTAATAAACATGGACCTATTTGTAGACCACTTATGAAGCTGCGATACTACCTAAAACGCAAAGGTACAGGGCCCCACCCGATTTACATGGCACTTTACGAAGGGGCAAACACTGAACTTATCTTCACCGGCCAGCGGCTACATAGTAAAGAGTGGAGCGCCAGCGACCGGGCACCTAAGAATCATAACAGCGACCCCTACAAGGCCATCGAAAAAATTAAGGCTGCCGTAAAGAAAGCAATTGGGCGCCTTGAATTTGAAGAACAGATTATAACGCCATTCTCCGTGAAGATCGCCTACATGGAGGATCTGGCCGTCAAAGAGCAGACACACGCGCAAGCGGATGCGAAAATGAAATCCGATATGGTCACCGTGATAAAACTTGCCGACCGCTGGACCTCTGAAGAACTATTCAGGTTCCGGCCATCCTCTCAGCGTGCCGTGAAGGAAAGCATCAACGCATTTACCGCTTATCTTAAATCGGTAGGCTTTGCCACCCTGGAACGGAAGTTTTTAACACAAACCATCATCAGTGCCTACGAGCGGTATCTACTTGAAAAAAAGAAACTGGCCGATAACACCCACGGCAAGCGCATGAAACATTTACGATGGTTTTTAAAATGGCTCGACTTCGACGTGAGCAAAATCAAACTCCGGTCCTCAAAGAAGCCAATCATATCCTTAACTACAATCGAATTGAAGCAACTCGAAACCGTTGATGTTTCCTTCAGCAAAGAATACCAGAAAGCCAAAGACATGTTTCTGCTCGGATGCTATACTGGTCTTCGAATCAGCGACCTTAAACGCCTCAACGCCACCAATACCAGAGACGGATTCATAAAAATCAAACTTCTAAAAAATAACCGCGACGTGAGCATTCCAATTATAAAAGCAGCAGCCGGGATACTATCACGGTATGACTACCGGTCGCCAAAGATCAGTGAGCAAGCCGTGAACGAATCAATAAAAGTTGTGTGTGAGAAAGCGAAGATTAACGATAAGGTCGTCATTGATTACACACGCGGCGGTCACCGCCTCAGTAAAACGAAACCAAAGCACAAGGTGATCACCTCCCACATTGCAGGGAAGACTTTCATCACGTTGGCTCCTAAACTTTGGGGTCTTTCCCCTGCTGAAATTGCGGCTGTCGTGGGCAAGGACGTGAAGACACTTATCAATAATTATTTTGGAGATCAGGGAGAGGAAGCGCGGCTAAAGATGATAACGCGGGATTCAGTATTGCAAGTTGTTAACTAAATGATTAGTTTTGTACCTATGGTTAACACCCGTAATCTATACGTAAGACAGACGCGGACCTGCAAGGGTCAAGAGGGCCAGGGCTTAAATTATTTAACCTTGGCTTTCGCCATTTTAACAGTGACGAAACAGTGGGGAAAGATAATCTAAAGCCATTCAAAAAAGGGCAATCAGGAAACCCAAAGGGCAGGCCAAAACTTCCAGATTTGACCGAGGTGATTTCCGAAGAACTCGGCCAGAAAGGGTACAATGAGATTATAGCCAAGCTGCATAAAATGGCTAAAGCTGGGCACACACGCGCCGCTGAAATCCTTCTCGACCGTGGATATGGCAAACCCAAACAGGAAATTGAACACGGCGTCAGCACTGACAAGCCTTTCATTTTTGTGGTCAAGCCGGATAAGGAATAAAAATAAATTGTGTCTCATCTCATCAATGGCTCCGCGCCAGGCGCATATAAACCAGAGGACTCGTATCACAAATACCCTGAGGATTGCCCTAAGATAGAACTCAGCGACGAGCAAAGCTCCGCGTTCCATCGAATGACAAACCCGAAGTACCGCGAATACACTCGGGTTCTTTATGGCGGTCAAGCTGGCGGGGGTAAAAGCACGCTCATATCAGCTACGGCGAATTACTACGTCGAGACTTATCCAGAAACTCGGTATTATGTTGCGCGTGAGGTTCTCAAAGATCTCAAGGAATCGGTCTTACTTACTATGTTCGATTACTTCAAACTATCGGCCATCAAGTACAAGTATAAAGAGCAACACAGCTTGCTATATTTCCCGCGAACGGATTGCACCATTTACTTGCTGGAAGTAAAACTAAATCCGTCGGACCCCGATTTCAACGACCTTGGTTCAAGAGAGTACACCGCAGGATTTATCGAAGAGGGCGTAAAGGTCAACCGCCGTGCCTCAGACATTCTCATCACCCGCACGCGCTATAAGCACGATGTTTACCCGGATCTTTCCCCTAAGCAGCTAGTCACTTGTAATCCAGGCCTTGGCTGGATACGGGATGACATTGTAAAGCCAACCCTCGAATTTGGTCAAGCAAAACGGAAGAACGACATTTTTATTCCCGCCACCCTTGAAAGCAACCCGAATAAAAAATTTCGTGAAGCCTATAAGAAAACTCTACAAGAGAATACAACCGCCTACGACCGTGAACGACTACTAAAAGGCAACTGGGATGCGCAGGAAAAAACAGGCGCGGAATACCTCAAAGAGTTTGACAGAGATAAGCACGTAATCAGAAATTTACTTTATAACCCTGAGCTACCGTTGCACTTATCTTTTGATGAAAACGTTAACCCTCACATTACGTGCGGTGTGTGGCAAATAGTAACGGGTAAGGATGGAGTAAGGGAGTGTCGACAGATCGCAGAGATAACCCCCAGGCCACCCGTTAACACGCGTGCCAATGCGTGCAGGATGGTGGAAAAAATGTTTCCCGCTCATAAGACCGGCATGTTCATTTACGGCGATGCCACAAGCCAGAAGGGTGAAACCGGCAAGGAATACGGCGAAAACTTCTTTACTGATATCCGTGCGGGGTTACGCAAGTACAACCCAGCTATGCGTGTGCCCTCAAAGAATCCGCCGGTAGTGGCCAAGGGTGGATTTATGGATATGATCCTGGAAAAGGAATATCGAAAGATCAGGATTCGGGTTGATGATAATTGCGAGGTGTCGGTGAACGATTACGCCTATGCCCTTGAAGACGCCGAGGGCGGGATAAGTAAAAAGAAAGTCACCAACCCCGACACGAAGGTGCAGTATGAAGAACATGGCCACGCTATCGATCAAATGACCTACTTTATATGCCAGGCGTTCGCGGGAGATTTTGCCTTTTATCAAAACGGAAGCCAGAACCCGACCTATGAAACTGGCAGGGATATCGGCAAGTTTGCAGCAAAGGAATTTTGAATAGTGTCTACTATTTTCCAAATTTGGGAAAAGGTTCCTAAATGGCTTACCTCAAACTATCGGATTACAGTCTTAGAATATCCATTGCTCACCTTGACGAAATATTAATTCAGGCGGCGGCTACTTCAGGACTAACGGTCGACCAGGTAAGAGAGAATGCCGAGAATTTAGCCTACGCCGAAATAAAAGCATGGCTTTCCGCCAAGTACAAGATCACCGAAGAGCTGGCCATTGATTCCGCGTCGACCTCACGCAATGCCCTTGTGATGAAGTGGGCGATTGACATTTCCCTTTATACTATTCATTTCACCGTCAACCCGCGCGACGTTCCAGAGATAAGGGAGAAAGCCTACAAGATGGCCAAGGAAGAGCTTGAAGCCTCGCGCGATGCTACGTTATTACCTGGTCTTGCGCAAAAGGATACGTTCTACACCCGCCATTTATTGGGAAGTCAGGATAAGTTTACCTCGAAAGAATTTGATTTAACTGAGTTTGAATGAACTACCGGAAATTAGTTACGGAAATTGTTTGCTATGCACGTGGTGCCAAGCTCGTTGAATATTCCGAGAATATGGCCGTCAATGAAAAGGGTGAATTGATTCATGAGGTCCATGTTACCTATGTGGACCGAGACTCGGTTGAAAAAACTGAATTACTTTTAACAGTTGACGAATGAGCGACGCACAACTACCATTATTCAAAGATGCTTTGAAATACCAAGTCGAAGTTACCCCACGCGCCTCCTATGAAATGGTGAAGGCTACCACCAAAAGCCCTATAAAATATATCCTCGATCAGCAGAAGTTTAGAACACGCGAAGATCTCCGCACGCTCAGGCTTGCTATTGAGAACGCGGAGAACATAATAAACTATAACCGTGAGGATCTTCACCGGATTTACCGTGAGTGTATGCGCGATCCCAACCTATCAGGGCAATGGGAATCCCGCAAGATGAAGACCAAAGAGAAAGAATTTAAAGTTTTGAAGCCTGGAGGAATAGACGAAGACCTTGACAAAACAAAAATATTGCAGGCTACATGGTTCATGGATTGGATTGATGCGTGCCTAGATTCAAAGATGTGGGGTTTCACAATGATGGAGACCGGGCCGTTATTACCGGAAGGTATATTCCTCAATTATCAGGTGGGAATAAAATATTATGATCCTATCAACATCATTGACCGCGACAATGTAAAGCCTGAACTCGGGATCATTACCAACACCCCAGGGCAGAATACGGGAATAAGTTTTTCAGATCCCAGGTTCACCGATCAACTTATGTTTGTGGGCAAGACGCACGATTTCGGAATAATGTTTTCCCTGGTAAAATACATTCTATTCAAAGACAACTGCCTTGCCAATTGGAGCGAATGGGCTGAAGTGTTTGGGATGGATAAACGCATAGGCTACACTGATACCGATGGCGAAGACCGCACTAACTTTATTACCGCCATCAAGAACTTAGGGACCAATGCCTATGGCGTATTCACTAAGAATGATAAGGTCGAATTCATGGGCACCACGCGCACCGATGCCTATAAAGTTTATTTAGAACTCAACAACTATATCGACGAACAGGTCGCTAAACGCATCTGGGGGCAAGACGTGGTAACAAACAATACCGGTAGGGTTGTAGGCGAAACCGGCGAGAACGTGGCCAATATGTACGGCGACAACGATGCTAAGTTTATAAAACATCTTGTGAACACACGGCTATTCCCTTTCATGGAGAACCTTGGCTTTAACTGGGAGGGTTGCGAATTTGATTGGGACACGACCGAGAAAGTGCCACTAAAAGACAAAGCCGACATCGATTCAAAGATCGCGGCAATGGGTTTTGAAATTGATCCTAAATATATCACCGACACCTACGGGGTGCCTGTTAAAAAGAAAGAACTTGAACCCGCCACTACTCCACTCCAAACAGCTAAAGAGCTAAAAAACCTTTATGCTGGCATGGATTAAGAAACACATTGAAAAGTTTGCCGTCCTAAATGTCGATAAGGTAGACCCGTTTCCCAATCTGTTCAATGATGGCGAGATCGAGTATTATATGATCGCGGTGTATAACCGGATCATTACCAAGAACAATTTAAACCTGGGCTATCATTACAAGGTAGCGGGACTGTTAGAGCAAGCGCTTTACCAGGGCTTCGGCTATGACCTGATGCAGGTGCCCTTTACCTCAAGTGAGTACGAAGTATTGCAGGGTCTACGCCGCCATATCTATGTGTTCTCAGCGGCAAAACAATATTCCCAGGTCAGGGAAATGAGTCAGTTTATTAATATCGCTGGGCAGCAATCCACCTTCGGAGAATTCAGGAAATTAGCCGATAAGGTTTTCACGACCTATAATAAAAACTACCTCAAAACAGAATATAACACCGCTGTCGGTCAGTCGGAAATGGCTAAACAGTGGACGCTGTTTGAGGATCAAAAAGAATCCCTGCCTATGCTTCGGTATCATACACAAGGCGATGCGCGAGTACGGGATGAGCATGCAATTCTTAACGGTATCACCAAACCCGTGGGAGATCCTTTTTGGAATAACTGCATGCCTAAAATGGGATGGAATTGCCGATGTTTTGTTACCCAACATGGAAAGTATACCAAAGAAACCGCCGAGGTGCCAGAGATACCGTGGGGTGAAAAAGACTACCCGAAAGTATTCAAGATGAACCCCGGAAAGGACAAACTCATTTTCAATCCCAAATTCCACCCCTACTTCCAAGTGGCAAAAGGCGATGCAGAGTTTAAGGCCAACAATTACAACCTACCACGGCTATGAGCAAATTCAACTTCCACAAGATTGCCGGAAGGATGAAAGCGGATATGAAAATCACCCTTGATAAGATGGCCAACAACGCGGTGAACCATTTCAAGATCGACAACTTCGAAGCCCAGGCATTCATCGATGATACCCCCCAACGCTGGGCACCACGAAAAAGCAACAAAGACAACGCAGGTAGAAGGCTTTTAGTGAAGACCGGAAGAGGTCGCCAAAGCATTAAAGTTTTGTCCCGTTATGGGAATACGCGCAAAGTTGGTACATTAGTACCGTATATGGCATTGCACAATACGGGGACCAGAACACTGCCTAAGCGGCAAATGATCGGCAAATCCAGACGGTTAGAGCGCAGAAATCATAGGTTTGTGTTGCAGTTCCTGAAGAAATACAGCTAATGAAGGCCTTTTTCAACTACATCAAAACCCGTATTGAAACGCGCATACCCACGCTGAAAGTCCACCTTTTCAATGATCAGTTTACTAAAGCGGACATCGACCGCACCGAACAAGCCATTATTTATCCGGTCTGTTACGTGGAATTCATTATCAATGAGGTCAACAACTATTGCCTTGGAATTAAGGACTATTTTCTCACGGTCCGGTTTAGGTTTGGGATTGTGTCGCATAAAGTAGAGCGCCTCGAAACGTTCGACTTTTGCGATACCTTTTACCAGGCTGTTCACCTCATGCGCCCTAGCGACGTCAGCGGGTTAATCTTTACCTCTTTTCAGGAAGTTACCCCAGAGTTTGACGAGGATCATAAAAACGTGGACAGGCCCTACATTGATTACCGGACGCGTTATCGGTCGACGGTCGCTTATAATGTGGGCACGGCCATCACTCCGGTAGACTTGGAGATAGATTTTTTTTTGAGTGAACCACTTCCCGCCGTGGGGGTATTTGATAATACGTTTGCTAAACCTCCTTTTGAATAAATGGCACGCACACTGGAAGTAATAAAAGCGGAAATGAAAGCCAAGATCAGGACATATCCTGAGTTGGATGCCTATCTATTTCCTGAAGATGGCGGCTCTCAAGTCTCCGTTTTCAATCTCATTATATTTACAGTAGCAGCCGCGTTGTACACACTGGAGGTGATGATTGATATTTTACAGGCTACCATTCAAGGTATTGCCGACAGTGCCCCGGCTGGAAATGCAAAATGGGTACAGCGGCAAATCCTAAACTTTCAGTACGGTGATGTGATCATACTCACTGACTTTGTCCCAGGCTACGACCCGGTGGACGAGTCAGCGCGGATAATAACCAGATGTTCCGTGAAGGAATTAGGGTCTGGCATAGTGGCTATTAAAGTGGCTAAAGGTGTCATACCGTCATTAGGGCCATTGTCAGGTCCAGAGCTTTCGGCGCTTACCGATTACTACTACGGCACAGCAACAACGGAAGGGATAGGGTTCGCGGGGGTACGCGCTGCCTTTGTTAACCTTGAGCCCGACAGAATGAGAGTAGCGGCGACAGTATATTTCCTAGGTCAATATATTGAAACCGACGTCAAAGCGGATGTCATAGCGGCCATAGATGAATTCTTTGCAACCTTTCAGGATGTAGCCTTTGACGGTACGGTATTCATGATAAAACTCGTGGATGCGATCCAGGCCGTCCCCGGTGTTAGTCGTGTGGTGCTCACTGATATAAAGGCGCGGATGGAGTCTGTGGCGCTTGGCTCCGCGACATCAATCGACGTGCAGGGATATTACACGACCGTGGCTGGCTACTTGATCTCCGAGGACACAGCAAGCAACACCTTGACCGACACGTTAACCATGCAGGAGGAAAGCGTATGAGTTTGTTTGATGCCAATTGGGACACACAGGTATTAAAGCTACTTCCTCCGGTAGTTAGGGCGGCTGATTTCTCGGAGGTGAACGACGACTTTAAGGTGGGTGACCCAGAGAATCAATATATCCACTATCTGATTGAATCCTCGCCGGGAGCATGGAAAGAGTTCCCGCCCATAGGGGTAGGGATATGGCGGTTTTTACAAGGGACACAAAGCCCTCAAGAAATTCAACGGGCGATAAGGGTGCAGTTACAAAACGATGTTTTCCCCAGGCCAATGGTAGACGCGCGGAGGTTTCCGACGATAATAGTTAACAGTGTGGTGGTAGAGTTATGAAAGATATTTTACTCATAAAGAACGGAGTAAGCGCTACACTTCACAAGTTTATCGTTTCTCTCCTGGAACCGTTGCAAACACAGACCAACGCGATGAAGGCGTTTGAAGCCCAGGAGGTGAAACGCTCGACATGGAATGGACAAAAGATCGTATTACAAGCGGCGCTAAATGATTTGTTCGGAATCACCTCAGCACCGTTCATTATTATTGAAACAAATCAGGACGTCGGACAGAACACTTTTTTTTATGAACAAAGTGAACTTGTGCCGGTTTACTTTTCTGAAGCGGTGGAGAATGATCCGATCTATTTCTTTGAGAGTAGCGAACCGCCAACGATAGATTTTGATTTCAAGGTGTTGATCCCTGTAGGCATTTGGACATTGGAGTTAGAAAGACAAGTAAGAGCACAAACCTATTTATATAAATTAGCTGGCCCTAAATTCATAATTGAACAATATTGATATGAAAAAGATAGTATCAGCCACCGACCTGGGAGGTGCACCATTATTCAAAAATGACTTGCGTGAAGTGTTCAACTCCGAATTGTGGGATGTTATGCAGGCTATGCTTGCCCATCATGATGGTGATACCCAAGGAATAATTGTGTCGGGATGTGTACTCAGCGCTAACGCGAGTAACTTCGACATGACTGCCGGTATAGTTTACCTTGATGGTGAATTCATGCGCATAGCAGCGGCCACCAATCAAACCTTTACGAAATTTATCGCACCCGCCACCCCTACAAGTGATTCGAGAACATTTGCCGATGGGACCACTCACGCGCTCGTTGAAACCAAAACCGCCGAGTTGGTTGGAAGTTCCCCGGGCGGTCAATATGTCACGATTGCAAACTTGGTGGCCCCCGATGCGAGGCGCTTGAATCCTATCGTCTATAAAGTGGGCTTTGCCGATGTGGACACCTCGATTATGGTCCATGAAAAGTATACCGCGACCACAGACGTCGATACAATGCTCACGCCGGGAATCCAATTCATCACAAGTGCCGCAGCCAATGCACCAACAGCAACGGGCGGCCATAAGTGGCTCGTAATTACCTCAGAAGACGAAAACAATGGTGGCTTTGTGCAGATAGCAATTCAAACCGCTGGCGCTGCTGGCGACATTTATGTTAGGGTTTACGCGGCACCTTCAGGACCGTGGGGAGCATGGGCGAATGTAAACACCTAAAATATTTTTTCATTCCCAATTTGCTTTTATCAATCCTATTCTGGTATATTAGTCCCATAATTGGACATAATACCAAGAATGGCCAAGTTTCCAGCGTTTCAACGGGAGTTTCACTACACCAACGAGATTGGAAACAATGATGTTTACATGCTTCTTGGTTTGCCCATCGGCCAACCCTCTTCAAAACAACCCCGCACAATCATAGGCGCCATCTTCGCCGAGGAAATGTATTTCTGGAAATCCCAGGGTAAAAACATTTGTGTGAAGATCAATTGCCCCGGTGGTAATATTTTGGATGGGTTCTCCATCATCGACGCTATCCGGCAGACCGGCGCGAAGACCCAAAACATTGGCATCGCCGCCTCGATGGGGTTAAACATTCTGCTCTCAGGATCACATCGCTCCGGCTATGAGTATAGCAAGGGAATGATTCACGGTCCTACTGGCGCAGATAAAACAATGGTCGAGCTGATGCGCGATTCATTGGCAACCCTTCTTTACAAACTTTCGAATTTCACTAAGCCTCAGGTCGAGGACATGCTTAAAGAGGATGCTCCTGATACGTGGCTTACGGCGAAAGAAATGAAAATCAAAGGACTGATCGATGAGGTCATTCCTACAGATATGGAACTTCAGGGCGAGGAAAAAGATCCGTATGCCCTTTACGCAGTTTATAATTCACTAATCGAAAAAACAATGGCAAAAGAAAATGAAGGTGATGCCCTGAAGATCATTGCAGACGTTCAGGCAAAACTTGAAGAAAACACCAAGGCTCTAACGGCTAAGGATGCAAAAATCACTGAACTCGAAGGAAAGATCAAAGCAAAAGAAGACGCCGAGAAACTTGCAAAAGAGTCGGCAGCTAAACTTTTGGTTGAGAATGCAATTAAGGAAAAGAAACTTTCCGACAAGGCAGAACTCAAAGAGGCCTTTGTAAAGATGGCAATGGAAACCCCGGAAGCATTCAAAGTAATGCTAGACAGTAAAGTAGCGCCGCGCGCTTCAGTTGTTGCTCACATGAAAGTTGACACCGCTGAAGTTGTCGAGGAAGAAAGCTATGAGTGGTTAGCCAACAACGACACAAAGAAACTGGAGGACATCATGGATAATGAGCCTGAACGGTTCAATAAGATGTACGCCAAGTGGACTGAAAAGGTACAAAACAAAAAAATTGCATAAGACATGGCAGCAGAATTAGTAACCCGGTTATTTACCAACGAGATTGTCCCAAATCTATTCCCATCAACTGGGTTTATGACACGGGCAAAGCGCGATGATGACAAGGTAAATAATAATACCGTTGAACTTCAAAACGCCGGCTCTGTTCCAGGTGTCGAGGTCAACCGCGTGTCATTGCCAGGCGCCATAACTCAGCGCACAGACGTTCCCCACAATTACGAAATGGAGGAACTCACCTCAGATCCTACGTTGCTACGTAATCTTGAAACCCTCATTGAAATGGGTGGCATGAATAAACGTGCCGACATTTTGAAGGATCATATCCTGGCGATCCGTGAGAAGATGGCCAAGCGTGCCCTTGTAAAATGGGCAACAGGTGTAACGGCCTTAATTCCCTCAACAGGATCAAGCCGCGCCGTGGAGTCTAAAGGGGGCGTACAAACCGGCAACCGGAAGGCTATCACAGTTGCCGACTTGGCGAGTGTTCAACAGGTATTCCACAAAACCGATGTGTTGCCAGAAAATGAGGATTTAATGGGTGTGGCGGTTATACCCTACTCCATGAAAACCGATTTGATCAAAATTGCTCAATTCACGGACGCCGAAAAGGCTGGTTCTTCAGGTCGCACAAGTCTTCCGGGCGGTGTGCTTGCCAGAGCATTCGGGTTTGATTGGTATATACGTTCAGAGGCGTTGATTTACAGCACTTCCGATGTGTTGAAAGCAGAAGGCGCCGCGGAAGCGGCAACGGACCAGAACGCGGCTGTTTTCTATTCACCAAACTATGTAAGACTCGCACAAGGCGCAACCCGCGTGGATGTATCAGAATACAGACCAGAACTTTGGGGCCATGTGATGTCAGGCTTAGCAATGTTCGGCGCAGTGGCAGCACGCAATGATAAAAAAGGCATTGTAGTTCTATTTGAAGATAACGCATAGCACATGACAACAACAGCAACAGTGAAATGGCCGAACGGGCCAGCGGATCATCAAGCACCCGCGCACGCAACAACTCAGGAGGTTACGATTACCAATAGCCTCACAATTTTTGAGCCTGCCATTGCCACGGCAAACGTGACAATGAATGTCACCGTTGACAGCGAGGTAAAGAAAGGTGCTTTGCTTTTGGTAAAGTTCAAGACAACAGGCACAGAGACATTGACTTTTGGAACTGGTATTGAAGGGGTTCTTATCACTGGCTCTGCCGGTAAGACAAGAACAAAACTTTTCATGTATACAGGGACAAATTTCGATGCTGTCGGCTTTGTTGAATTGATTGATTAAACAGATTGTATAAATGACAACAGCAACAACAATCAAGTGGCCTTTTGGCGTGGCTGATTATCAGCTAGTGAACGCTGGAACCGGGACACTAACACCTGTAATAACGAACAGCAAAACGATTTTGAAGTACACTGCCCCAGCGGGTGCGGTAACGCTTAATCTGTCAATTGATTCTGAAGTAAAAGCCGGCTCCGAACTGATAATCTATGTTGATCAGACTACAACAGGAAGGGACTTTACGTTAGGAACTGGCTTTGATGCCGAGGTGCCGGATCTTACCGGCGTGGCTTCTGATTCAGATGTGATCATATTGGTCTATGATGGCACGGCGTTTCTGGCGGTTTCGACATGGCAAAAGGTTGTTGATGCACCATAAAAAATGGCAAAGAAAAAACAACAGGAAGACGAAAGCCAGGCTGAAGAGTTTTCCCAAAAAGATTTTCTTCAAGGTGAGCCCGTTGAGATCGGTGTAACAATCGAAGACGAAAGCCAGGCTGTTGCATTCGTACACCAACATTACACACCGCCCGACAACGTGAAGGCGGTCCACGTCACCGAAGACAAGCAAGTTTTTTACAAATACAACGCGGCCAGAGTGTACGCGGCGGAAAAGAAAGTTAAAATCTTCACCATCAAATGGGTTTAAGCGCGTTAACAATCAACGTAGGGCAGTCCGGGCTTGGGCGAAGGGCGCCCAACCAGGACAAAATATCTGGTATCATCTTTTATGATAGCACCCCTCCCGCTGGTTTCTCTTCCGTTAATAAGCAAAAGGTATATTCATTGGCTGAAGCCGAGGCCTTGGGGGTCACGGTTGCGGCCAATCCAATCGATCATTATCACGTATCTGAATATTTCCGGATTCAGCCCGAGGGCGAATTATGGATAGGGTATTTTCCGGTCCCTGCCCCTTACGCATGGGCTGAAATATCGCCCTTTATTCTTTTCGCTGGCGGCGAGATACGACAACTAGCCATCTATGCCGGAGCGGAAACATTTGCCACCTCTCAGGTTACAGCTATTCAGGCAATCATTGACGGACTCGACGCAGCCTACCGGCAGTTTTCGGTATTGTTTGCCGCCAACATGGAGGCTATAACCGCAGTATCCGGGTGGTCTTCTGTGGGTGATTTACGGGCGTTAGCCGCAGAGAAAGTAACAGTGGTAGCCGGTCAGGATGGCGGCGGTGTAGGGGCAGCGTTGTATGTGGCCCAATCGCAATCTATCACAACCATTGGGGCAGCGCTAGGTGCGCTTTCCAAAGCCAAGGTAATGGAGTCCATCGGTAACCCCGCGAACTTCAACGTAAGTGACGGCACAGAACTTGAAATCCCCGCACTAGCAAACGGTGACTTGGTTAGCGCATTAACAAGCACGGCCCTAGGAGGAATAAAGGACGATGGATATTTGATTCTTCGTAAGTACACACCCGACCTATCAGGATCTTATTTCGAGCGGTGCCCTACAGCGGTGCCAGCGACAAATGACTTTGCATGGATTGAAGTGGTGCGCATGGTGGACAAAGCCATTCGTGGGATCAGAACAAAACTTATCCCTCAACTGAATAGTACCCTCTACCTGGACGCAAACGGAAAGTTAAGCGCCGACACGGTAGGGTATTTTCAAGACTTAGGGCAGGATGTACTTGACGACATGAAGGCCGACGGTGAGATTTCAGACGGTGTTTGTTTGGTTGACCCGACTCAAAATGTATTGAGTACCTCCACGCTAACGGTATCTGTTCAGATTATTCCGGTAGGTATCGCAGAGACAATAGTAGTAAACATTGGTTTAACGACTTCGATATGATTGCTTCAACACCTCCCCTAATTAATGGGGTTTCCTATACGCACGCTGAGGTTGTTGTTAACATCCTGGGTGCGCCTGTCATTGGGGTGACGGCAATCAAATATTCAGACCCCCAGCAGATCACCCTGAACCACGCCACCGGACATAAACCCACATCGAGAGGGTTCGGTCCAGTAACCCCGGAGGGGAGTATCACCTTGACGATGGAGGAAGTTGAACGGCTTTCACAAGCAGCACCTTTAGGGCGTATTCAGAATATTCCCGACTTCCCAATAGGTGTAAATTTTGCAACTGAGGACGGGAAATTTACTCGGCACCGACTCATTAAGGTCCGCTTCATGGGAAGGAAAACAGACTCCCAGGTAGGGAACTCACAAATAGAGGAAGAGCTTGAATTAAGCATAGCGGACATAGCATACAAATAACATGGAAGCAGCAGCCTGGAAACTGAAGATTCCCGTTTCACGGAACGGGGAATTTCTCAATTATGAACTTCGTGAACTCGGAATAGATGAGTTCATGGCCGTTCAAACACTGATTGAAAAAAAGAAATGGATTGAAGCGTTTATACTGTTCCTGAACTCTACCAAGGTGGGGGGTGATGAGGTGAGCAAGTTGAAAGAAGAGTTTGATAAAAATAATATTATCCCGTTCGTCTTTTGTATGAAGACAATCACGGAGATACTGGAACCGGTTCAAGGAGAGTTAAAAAAAAATTAGCGGAGTATGAGATCCCGGTCCAATGGGATAAAGGCCACATCGTACTGGAGGATATCTCAACGTCGAACGGGTTAGCGCAAGTTAAAGCACTAATCCGTTTTTATTTTCACCAAGATGGTGACGCGGTTGAACAGATCGCAAAGGACTGGGGTCAGTTGAGGTACGCACTTCAGTTCGATGGCAAATTGAAGATCGAAGAAGTAAAGAAAGGATAAAATGCCTGAAGCCAGTTATATCGTCCGACTCGTTGATAAGTTCAGTTCACCCCTAGCAGGCATTGAGGGGAAGATGAATCATTTTGAGTCTAGCCTGAATAGTTTGGGCAACACGATAGTAACTGTTTTTGCCGCCGATAAATTACTGGATTTTGCTACCGCGGCGTTCGATGTTACCCGCGAGTTTACCAACATGCGCGACGCCATCACCTTTGCCTCCGGAGAGAATGCTACCCGGAATTTACAGTTCCTTGACGATGAAATTAACCGCCTTGGGCTTGACGTGATGTCAACCTATAAAGGGTTCAAAACTTTTCAGGGTGCGCTTATGGGCACGAGCCTTGAAGGTGAGAAAGGATTGGAAATATTCAAAGCTGTCTCAGAGGCAGCCACGGTAATGAAGCTGTCCGCCGATCAAACCGAGGGTACATTTCTGGCCTTAGGGCAAATGATCTCCAAGGGTAACGTACAGGCCGAAGAATTACGCGGTCAGTTGGGTGAACGCCTGCCGGGTGCCTTCCAGATATTCGCGCGCGCCTTGGGGGTATCGACCAAAAAACTTAACAAGATGCTCCAAGATGGGGAGGTGATAGCGGAGGACACCTTGCCATTATTTGCCCAGGAATTACGAAAGACCTTTTCTCCGGGTGTCTTGTCATCACAACAAAGTTTTAATTCTAATTGGAACCGCTTCAAAAACTTCCTCACCGATATCAAGCTCACTATCGGCAATCAGATCATTCCGATAATGAATGAATGGATTCAACTAATACCACAGTTAGATTTTTCTCTGCTTCTAAATCCAATACAGGCGCTCGGCGATCAGCTCGGTGGATTATGGGATATTGTTAAGCCATTGTTCAATGTGTTTGGCAGCGACGCTCAAGACGTCTTTCATAATTTTGCCACAGGGGTAGCGGTGGCGGCTGGATCAGTTGGATTACTGGCACTTGGGGTACGGGAGTTAATTCAATTGATGATTAATTCGGTGCCTGTTATCGACGGCTTTGTTCAGGCGCTAGTGGGCGGACTAACACAAGATTACGGTAAGATGGCGTTAGGTATTGCTAAAGTAGAAAGCAGCGCCGCAAAGCTGACCGATGATTTTAAGAGCATGGCGGATGAGTGGATGAGTGGCCAGGAAAAGATATTTAACAACCTGTTTTATGGATCAGGTTTTAAGAGTGGCAAAGGCGGAGCTACCACGGCAGGCAATTTTGCCGGCTCAATGGGTGCATCCGGAGGCGCAAAGTCAACAGGCAAAGAGGCAGGCGTTGAAAAGATTCAATCCGGCACACGCAACGTGACCCTTAACATTAATAAACTCATTGAGAGTGTAAACTTTACGAAGTCCCCGGAAAGAAGTGAGGCGCAATTAACCGAGTTCTTAAAAAGAGCCCTTTTAACAGCGGTCAATGACGTAAACATCATAGCACAATAAAATGCCAAATGGTTTTTTCATACCGCCCCAGTTACCCGCGCTGAATAGCGATTTCTTTCCAAGGTACTTTTTTACTCCCGATCCAGAGGACGAACCTATTGCGACCTCTTACCTAGGCACACCGGTATATTCAAATCTTATATTTTCATCTGAAGGGGTAGATGTGGGCTCGGCCACAACGGTCAACCCCAACGCTGGGAAACAAGACCTGCGAATAGATACGGTGCTCATGATTGTACAGCAAACTAAAAATATAGTTAAAACATCGATACAAGGACGCAATGGAACAGTTAAGGAGTTTATTTCTGAGGGTGACTACATGGTTACGATTATGGGGGCTATCGTCTCTCCTGCCCCGCTTGTGTACCCTCGTGAGGATGTGGATTTACTGTTGAGGTATTTGAAGTTAAACACGCAGATACCGGTGATCTCGTTTTTTTTGGACCTGTTTGGAATCGACTCCATTGTCATTGAGGACTATGAGTTCCCCGAAAAAATGGGCTCACGCAATGAGCAGCCCTTCAAGATTCTTGCCTCATCTGATCGCCCGTTAGAATTTCAATTGAATCCAAACAAGGGGATATGATCCGGTTAACCTCAAATATTACGCTTGGGGATTATCAGTTTGACTTTGTCAACAATGTCGAAATAACCTCTACATGGGAACGCCTGACCGATACCGCCAGGATCGTTATGCCCCGTAAGTTGAGATTAAAAAAAGATGGCGTTTCCTCTGAAAATATCACCGTGGGGGTAGATGGACTTTGGAAGCGTGGCGACGCGGTTGAAATCAATTTAGGCTATGATAATATTAATGACCGCCGGTTCACGGGATTCATAACAGGTATTCAAACAAAATTACCGCCTGAGTTTTGGTGCGAAGATGCCATGTGGCAACTCAAACAGGTGAGTATTCCCAAGTACACAAAAACGGTAGGGTTGCGTCAATTGTTAACTGATATCTTACCCTCTACTTTCTCCTTTGTGGCCGACGATATCGACTTGAGTAAGTTTCGTATCACCCGCGCCAGTGTAGCCGAGGTGTTGGATTATATCCGCCGAACGTATGGGCTATCCGCTTATTTCCGCGATTCAGTTCTTTACGTCGGATTCGCCTATCAACTTGGCCGCACCACTGAATTGAACGAGGATAACTTACTGGAATTCGGGTTTTACAAAAATATTATCGACGACTCAAATCTTTCCTACCTCCGGGATGATGACGTAAGCATTCAGGTAACAGCGGTAAATGTTCACCCTAATAACACACGAACAGAGATAAAGGTAGGTGATCCGTTCGGGGATCAGCGTACAATGTATTTCTATAACGTCAGTGCGCAGACCTTACAGGATTTAGCGAATGAGGCGCTGGAAAAATTAAAGTATGAAGGCTTCCGTGGATCGTTCACTACGTTTTTGCAGCCTTATGTCAAGCACGGTGATGCGATACGGTTGGTTGATCCGTTGATTCCTGACCGCAATGGGATTTATCTGGTCCGCCAGGTAGTCACAACGTTCGGCATGGATGGCGGAAGGCAGGAAATAACCTTAGATCGTAAAATATAATGGAGATCGCGGAGGCCATACGGAAAATATCAGGGGAAAACAGAAACCTCAAATCAATAGTGTGTGAGGTTGTCACAGTTACGGGCGCAACTTGTTTATGTCGGCCTATCGATGGATCTGCGGATATCGAGGACGTGCGCCTACAGGCAGCGGCTACCAACGACGGAATGCTAATTACCCCGGCTGTCGACTCTGTCGTAATCGTGCAAATGATCAATGATGTGGAGGGGTATGTCTCGATGTTCTCTGAGATTCAAAACATTAAATTTTTTGATGGCGCTCAGGGTGCCTTTGTCCTTATTAATGCGCTCGTTACAAAACTGAATAACCTTGAAAACAAGGTTAATGACATTATCACGGCCTATAATACGCACGTCCACACCGGTGTAACAACTGGCGCGGGATCGTCAGCCATCACCCCAACTCAGGTTTCAGGCACCTTAACACCAACCGTAGCGCAAGACATCGACAACGAAAAAATAACACAATGACTTATCAACCCCTGAGCGATGAAAGCCTTTTTGATATAGCCGTAAAGCTATACAAAGACTTTGCGCTAGGGCTTAAAGACTTGCTCACCCTTAACCCTGAAGTGAATATCAACGGCTATGAGGATGTGGGTGTATTTGATCCGAGCTTTGACGCTACGTTTGGTGGGACTGTGGCGGTAGCGCTGGGGATGTTAGAATATACCCCTGGATTAACCCGCAAGCGCCCAATTATCGACGTGCCGTTTCTGGCCCCCACAAAGAACTACGAGGCTCATTATTTACAGTCCCATTTTGATTTAGCCGTCCAACTTTATGGTGACTTTTCCCAAATCGGGGAAATATTGGGGAATATTTCGGATATTAACGGAAACATTGCGCTAGGGACGGCTTTCACTTTGCCGGAACAGTCGGACCCTATCGCGAAGTACTTCGAGAAAAGAATTGTAGCCACCGACTTCCTGGCCACGAACCCCGAGGCCTTGACCGTCGACGCGACAGACATAACGATGGATTCAGATATCATAACCGCTGACCAGACCATACGATGAGGTTCTTATTTATACTTCTTCTATTCTCTTTCACGGCCAGCGCCCAACAGCAGGTAATCAACGTTGGCACCACACCAAACGACAATACCGGCGACCCGTTGCGCACGGCGATGCAGAAGATCAACGCCAATTTTACCGAGGCGTATGACAATCTATTGGTGTTAGGAACCGCCTCAGGAACAAACGCCTACACTGCCACGCCCGACCCGGCGCTAACCGCTTACAACAGCACAAAAAGACTTTTAGTAACCTTCACCAACGCCAATACCGCAACCACGGTGACCATCAACGTCAACAGCTTGGGGGCGGCGGCCATAAAAGACAATGCTGGAAACGACCCCAACATAGGAGACATCAAAGCTGGTGCCACCTACTTGCTCCATCATAACGGGACCAACTTCAGAATTATAGGAGCCAGCGGCACGGCTACCATAGACGGCGAGGTTCCTTCCGGTACGATTGACGACGTGAACGATGATTTTGTATTGGCAAACACGCCATTAACTGGAAGCGTGAAGGTATATCAAAACGGAATCCGGTTAAAGATCACCACCGACTACACCATAAGTGGCACGACTATAACATTTGTAACCGCGCCGACTACAGGCGACACTATTTTATGCGATTACCGACGCTAATTATATTATTATTTCCCCTTCTCGCACTGGGGCAAACGCAACCGCGTGCTAACCAGATACGGGTTACTCCTTCGGGGGATGTAATCGGCACAAACCTACAGTCAGCCTTCGATGAACTGGTAGCAGAAAAGGCCAGTAAAAATATGACTTGGATCACCAAGGCGGCCAACTATTCCCCTGTTGCAAGCGATACCTTATTT